TTGTTGTTGTATTTGTTGTTGTATTTGTTGTTCTTGTTCATTATCTATTTCCATCGGTTCATAATTTTCTTCGTTATTTTCTTCTGCATTTTCTAAAATAATTTCTCTGCAACAAGGGCATTTTGATTTTGTATCTAACCATTGTTGAATACAATTGATATGGAACTTGTGTCCACATTTCAAAATTCCCAATGATTTTTGGGAGCTATTTAAGCAAATGGGACAATCTTCTTCTTCTGAGTTTTCTTTTTTAGAATAAGGCAAAATTACTTTTTGAAGATGTAATGCCGGAATTCCTTTATCACAACTTGGACATGGTTCATAATCTTCTATGTAGTAATCGTCGCAACCTATATTCTCGCATTTTCTATAGTCAAGTGTCCACAATACATCATTTTGGTCCTGAGTAAAAGATTTGCCTTTAAAATATGAGTCTTTGTGTTTTTCTTGTAATATTTTAGCGAAATCTTCATCTCTTTCGCCAATACGTTCAAATAGTGTTTCTATTGTCAGCTTGTCATTTTCAAACATTTCAAATAGCGATGGCAAAGCTTTTTTCTGATACGGATTGATATTACAAGAATTACACAAACTATCAGATGCCAAATCCCTGTAATAATCATCACATCCTACAGTTGGACATTTTTTGTGCGAAGTAACTTGATTTAATATCTCCAACTGTTTTTTGCTGAAAATTTTGCCTTTCAATGAAGATGTAAAATCATGTGACCTAGCACAAGTCTGCATGAATTGATATTCTTCCATAGTAAAGTTGTCGCAATCAAACATATCTTTTGATTTTATTGATGGTATTTATAAATTAAATATTATAAAAAAATAATCAATTTTTTATATAGTTAAAATATAAATGGAATATATTAATGATACTGAATTTCAAAAATTAGTTGAATTTATAATAACAATGTATGAAAATAAATATGATATGCAAGATGAAAATATAATAAGTAATTTATGCGTAAAATTATTTTCTAAAAATTTTAAAAAAACATATTTATTCAAAAAATTTGAAAAAAAGGATTATTCTATAAATTGGATTTTAAAATTAAATGTAAAAGAAAATATTTATGTTTATCAAATATTTAGCGAAGATAATTTATGCAAATTTGCTGATATATTTTTAGTTGGAAGTGAAGTATGTGAAACTAGTGTAGTACAGAATTTTATTACAATTGCTGTTAGCAATAGTATCATATTTTTTAAAAATGTAATATCTTATCAAGGTAGCGATGAATATATAAATAAAATAAAATATTTTTTAAATACAGAAAATGATGGACATATTTTAAAAGATTTATTTAATTTAGAATCAGAAGAATCCGAATCACCTATTTATGAAATGGAAGGATTAGTAAGAGGTCATTCTCTTCAAGCAGAAATTGAAGATTTTGATAAAAAACAAAGAGAAAAAGAATTAGTGCCAAAAAAGAAAACAAAAAGAAAAATATTTTCAAAAAAAATTAAAAAAATATTAAGAAAAACTATGGGGCTAAAAAGAGAAAAAAGTAATAGTAGTAAAGCTAGTAGTAAATCTAGTAGTAATGGAAAAAAAAGTGGAAAAAAATAAAAAAATAAATTATATTTATTATTATATCGTCCAAAATAATAAATATTTATTATTTATAATCCGTTCCCATATAATTTGCAGGATGATCGTTTATAATAAATTTATATATTTTACAATGATAAGTTCTACAAATATCATCTATACATTCATTCGCATATTCTAACATTTTATCCATTTCATTCAAAATATTTGCATTAAATTTAGAATTCAATGTAAGTCCTTCAATATATGCAAAGAATCGGAAAATAATATCTTCGCCAGTATTGCATATCATTTGATATACTTCGCGCATCTCTGCATCTTTCATAGTCTTTTTCTCTGCACGTTGAAACATCACTTTCATTACATCTGGTTGAATTTTATTAAGCAGATAATCAATACGCAAGTCTCGGTTATTTTTCTCATAATCAAATGCCTGTAATCTTGGAATACTCACCATCCTGTAGTGCAAAACATAACGCTCAATGTTCTTCATTTTGTTCATACAATATTTTGATAATTCAGCGTTCGCTACATTCAAATTTTTGTAATCCATCATCTGTTGAATATTGCGCCACGTATTACCATTTAATCTATTTTCTCCACATGGCATATCCATTGCATTACGTGGGACGGATCCTTGTGTTCGGCGCAGCCACTCATAATAATGCGGATTGTGAACAGTAGTCTCAATTTGTCCTGTACGCCAACTGAATGCAGTATGGCATTGTGTACACCATATCTGATCACACCCATCAATCTTGAATATAGCCGCTGCACATTTAGGACAAGGTTTCGTCTCCGCTTTCAGTAACTTTGCGGTTTCAATATTGTTTGGATCACATGTATGCGGATCGTCTTTTGACAAACCAATAATGACATGACAATCAGGACACGTCCATATATTGCATGTGCCGCATTTCCATTGACTACTCAGAAAACCGCGACAATCATCGGCAGAACATGGCTTAATAAATTGCCTGCGATCAGCTTTTACATCAACATTTGTACCTGTAATTCCTCGTACAATATTTTCCATTACACTAGGATCTTGTGTTATTAGAAGTGGATTCTGTTCAAGTGCTGTTGATTCACGTTGAAGTCTTATAATCATTGTTCTTAATTTTGAAATTCTCTGTTCTATTGTCTTTACTTCTGTATTAATCTCTTTACGGCGATTAATTGCTTCCACATATGGCTGGGTTGCAGGAAGTAGAGCACGTTCTTTTTCATAAAGCAAATCTTCGCGCCATTTTTTCAATTGTCCAACAATAAATGCGTTTGGAAAAGAATCGCGAATGAATTTTCGGCTCCATTCTTTACCGCATTCACTGTTCATGCATTTTACTAGTGATTCGCCTAGAATATATGTTTCACAACATTTGCGACAGGATTTGAACTGACAATGCATGCATTCAATTGGTACATGTGTAGATTTATTGAATGTCTCGCAGCAAATATTGCAAGTATCTACCACTTTTTTAGTTCTTATTGTTTTTTTGGCTTTTGGCTCTTCGACTTTTGGCTCTTCGACTTTTGGCTTTCTTACTCTTGGCTTTTTTTCTTTTGTTTGCGATTGTATTGGTTGAGTTTCCATTTTATTATATGTTTATTAATTTATTATTTTTAAATAAATTTAATCAATTTTTTTACAATATTTGTAAAAGTTAATTCCCTTCATTCTATTATAAAAATATGCAAATAAATATTGCCACGCTTGCTTACATCATAAATATCATTTTTATTTATTTGTGGAATTCCACTTCCTCCAATAATACGAGTTTGTGTAGGCACAATATTCAGATTATCTACCGGATAACTTATTTTCAAAAAATCTATTTCTATCCATTTCATTTTCCATAATTCTGTTAATTCGTAATTCAAATTTATATGCAAATTATTATTTTCATCTATTGACATATTAGTCGATTGTAATTCGGGCACACATTCAACTGTTAATTCACATCCAGAATTATCATATACAAGTTCATGATGCCATAACGGTACTAAAAATAATTGGTCGCCGATTTTTAGTTTATATAAATTCGCTTCAAACAAATCTTTCAATGAAGGATTCAATATAATACGTTCATCATTGTCAAACTTCATTTTCAAAATATCGCCTATTTTTGAAAGAAACTCGGTATTAATACATAATATCTGTTGGTATTTTGCTAAAATTGTATATACTATTTTTAATAGACGGCGATCGACTTTTTCTAAAAATTCGAGCGATTTTTTCATGGCTTTTTCGCCAATTTTATTGTACACAATTTCACATATTTTTTCTGCTATTTCTTGTTGTTCGGGGTTTTTAAAGAGAACCTTGATGAATGCTGACAGATATGTTTTATTTGAAGATGTATCATTGTAGTCGTCGCCATTTTCAAAATCGTTGTCATTGAAATCATATATATTTGTTAGTTCTGATGTTAAATATACATACGCTTCATGTATTTCTTGAAATTTGCTACATGCTTCTTCGGTTTTATTTTTATCCGGATGATATTTTAATGCCATTTTTTTGTATTGTTTTTTTATTTGTATTGGATCGTTTTTTTCCTTCGTTTCTTTTAATTCTAGAATCTGGATGGCTTTTTTTCTCGTCATCATCAGGTTCTCTTTTTTCGTTTCCATATCCGTGTATTTTAATTATTAAATAGAAGAATATACTCTCTAAATGGTATATAGGTCGATAATTATTGTTGTAATATTTTAGAAACGAATAAGTCTTTTGGAGAACCTGCGATATATCCGAATTTTGCAATTTATTTTCAAGAATAAAATGTGTAAAAATATAGAAAAAACATTCGGAAACGTCCAAATTATAAATTAATATTTCATATAAAGAATCGCGGAATTTTATGAAATCTATATCAGGATTTGAAATATCTTCGATAATTTGATTACATACAATATTAAATATATCTGTTGGCAAATTTTCGGGCTGTTTCACTAATGCAAATGATCTGATTTCTTTCAAATTTATAATTGTGCTTGTGTCCAATTGTTGAATTATATTTTGGGATTTTTCACTAGTTTTTTGTTGATTCGTATTTATCATTTCAATATATTTGTCTTTATTAGGTCGAGAAATTGAAAGTATTTGGCAACTATTAAATATATTTGTTGGTATGAAACTAACATGTTCAGATATGATAATAAATTTTATCAAAATATTCATGTAAGAATTATTATATTGTTGCATATAACTGTAGAAAATCTCCAATAATTCACTGTGAATCATGTGAAAATTTTTGCAAACAATAATTCCGATTTTTTCCTGTTTCACCGCGATAATGTCGACTATTTGGAAAAAAAGTTCGTGCCACAACATTTTGGAATTGCATCCAAGAAATGACATGTCGATTTCGTAATGAATGTCGCTCATAGAATATGTATAATTCTGTTTGTCAGTTTGAATAGTCATGTGTTTTTCATATTTCAATTCCGAAGGACTATAATTTTTTAGAAAATGGAGAACCTGCGAATATTTGCCGATACCTGATGGACCGTATATTATTAAGTTTCCGAAATCACGTAATTTTTTGGGAAATGTTGTTTCAACAAGTTCTCCAATTTCAGGATGCAAATTATATTTATTTACTGATGAAATATATTCTTCAAATGTTGTTTCATAATATTTCATAATAGTTTTAATCTTCTATTATAAAATCATTTCAAATTTTTATATATATTTATAACGCACAAAGTAATATATTCTGTTAGCAAATATGTGTTGTATACCTAATAACATTGATCTTTGTTTGGATCAGGCGTACTTCCTGGCGCAGTATTTGCAGGTTTTGTGCAAACAGGTAATTTGCTAGGAACTGGAGTAGTAGGTTTAATATTCGAATCACCCAATTGTTTTCCGCCATCAATTAAATTTGTAGGTGTACCTTGAAATAATTGATTACCTTTTATAATAACATTATAGTATAATTTCCATCCATTGTTAAAACTAAAATAAACTAACAGTAAAAATATTGATAATACAGTTACTAGACATATTCTCATTTCAAAATTATCAAAACCATTATCAATTGCCATAATTGTTATAAATGTAACAATACTCAATAGATAAGCAAAAATATAAAAAGTCTCATAATTCAATAAATTACTTGCATTTGAATTAGTTAATTTCATTTTATTTGACTTAGGCTTGTTTGAATTAAAAACTATGAAAATTAATATAACACTAATAAATTGAGCTACGCCTCCTCCGCATAAGAATAAACATGAAAGCAAAAGTATAATATCATAATTTTTTGAATATCCAAATAAAGATTTTCCTACTGGATTGAAAAGACACATAAAAAGAAATGTGCAAAAAGAAATGACAATTAATACCATAAATAAAATCCAAACTGCATTATACAAATTATTGAAAATTAATAAACAAATTAAAATTATAATATTGCAAAAAAACAAAAAAAGATTTGTTCCAAATGTAGGATAAAAATCGCCATCGGTTTGGAAATTGCCTCCTTTTTGTAACTTTTCCATTATTTTATTTATTTTATTTTTTTTTACTACCATATATACATTACTATTCTATTTTTTCGTCAAGTTTATGTGTAGTGTTTATCCAATTTAAGAGAACCTGTAAATCACAATCAATATATTTTAACGGAAAATTTTTCATTGGATAAAATACAGGTTTTTTCATCGAAACCGTTTTATAAAATACATATGGACCAAATTTACCTACACGAACTGACAGATTATTATTTATTATACGTGTACCATTTGAAACTATTTTTTTATCAATACTGCATTTATTCTGTAAGAATTCTAAAATATCGTCGCGCTCTAATTCGTCCAATTTTTTACTAATACCTCGTAAACTCTCCGTTTTTTCGCCCCATTTCACATATGCGCCATATTTTCCTTCTTTTATTAAAAGAGGAAATCCTTCGTATTCTCCTAAATCCAAATTCACCTCCATTAAATCTTCCAATTTATATTTTCCTTCTTTCAATATATCGATGTCTAAAGAGAACGCCCTTTTTATTGGTCTATATTCTGTTTGTTTATTTCCACTTGAATCTATAATCACTCGTTTCAATACAGGACCATATTGTCCAATAGAAACCACATATTTATCATCACTAGTATTATCCTGAATCACATCAAATACTTGTTTTTTCATTTTTGCAACAGGTTTCATCCATTTCGTCAATTCGTCATTGCATTTCGCGCATAATTCGTGCCATGTTCTCTCTCCACTAGATATTATATCCAATTCGGTTTCCATATGTTTCGTATAATCATAGGAAAATAATTCTTCAAAATGTGAAACCAAAAACTCCACTGTCATTGTGCCTACAGGTTGAATAACCAGTTTCTTCTTTTCTTCGCCGAAGGTCTTCTCTTTTACTGATGCACGTATATTTTGTTCTGTAAGCACAAATTCGGTTATTTTCTGAGTTATTCCTTTGACATCTTGGCATTTTACATATCCACGTTCCTGGATCGTTTCCACTAAAAATGCGAATGTAGACGGTCTACCAATTCCCAATTCTTCTAAAGTTTTTATGAGATTTGCTTCAGTATAATGTGAATGCATATTTCGCATAACAACTGTCGCAGTTATTTCTTCGTATTTTACGGGTCCATTGATAGCTTGTAAATACATGAGAAGACCCCGACCTTCTTCTTGCGTCATTTGTTTTATAGAATCGTCTTTATCATGAGTTGATTCAGTATCTGTAAATTCGCACCCTTTTTTTGATGCTGATCCGACTAATTTCCATCCCAAAAATAGCGGGATTTCCAATATATGTTTATACATTGTGCCAACAGTGCCAACAGAATCATTTATTGATGGCGCACTTATTGTAAGTGTTGTCGCCTCATATTTTGCAGATTCCATGCAACTTTCTACTGTATTTCGCCAAATAAGTTGATATAATGCTAACTGTCGCGGTTCTTGAATTTGTACTGTTAGCATTTCTATGTCAGTTACGCGAATAGCTTCGTGTGGATTGGTGGCGTCTTTTTGCTCTATTTTATCTAAATCGCCTATTGCCTTATCCCCGTATTTTTTGCAGATATATTCTTGGGCTTCTTTCAAAAACTCTGCCGAATATTTTGTGCTATCAGTTCGCATATATGTAATGAGACCTTCTTGATACAATTTCTGGCAATTTGACATGGTTTCTTTCGGTGACATATGTAATCTGTTGGACGCTGTTTGCAATAAATGCGATGTATTGAACGGTTTTGGCGCAGACACATATGCTTCACGACTTTTGCCAACAGATAAAATATGGGCATGTGTTTTCGTGTTCTCTAAAAAACGCTGGACTTGTGGTTGAGTGAGTGATTCATTAGGAGAATCAATCTGTAAGCAGAAAGGAAGACGTTGTTGTAAGAAAGTGCCTATTATTTTGTAAGATGGTGTTGCAGATGATTCTGTGCGTTGTTTCGCGTTGTCGTAGACCAGACGTAATGCGGGGGTTTGGCAGCGTCCTGCCGAAAGACTGTTCTTTTTATTGCAGTAAAGATATTTCCAAAGAAGCGGTGATATTTTGAAACCTACGAGCATATCTAATACTTGGCGTGCATGTGCAGCGCGAACTAGATTCATGTTGATTTTTGTGGGATTTGAGATTGCTTGTTTTATGGCAGGCTCAGTTATTTCATGGAATAATATGCGGTTAGTAGTAGTGGGATCTAGCGCACAAACTTCGCAAATATGCCACGCAATTGCTTCGCCTTCGCGATCATCGTCTGTTGCAATAATGATGTTTTTCTTGCTGAATTTGGCGACAGTGGATTTGAGAACCTGGACATGGTCTTTTTTATCTGGCAAAATATCGAATTTAATTGCGAAATTGTTGGTAATGTCAATGGAACTGAGTCCTGTAATATTCCGAATATGACCAATACTTGCTATACATGAGTATTCTTTTCCTAAGAAAGCCTCTATTTTCGCGCATTTTGAAGGCGATTCAACTATTATGAGATATGTTGCAGATGAGGCGGATGATGGAATTTGCGTTTTCTTTACAAAATTTTGTGCGAATTTTTTTGTAAATTTTGTTTTAGGTGGCATTATTTGTTGTATTAGTTGAAATAAAAATATGTGTTTATTTCAATTTTTGTTATAACATACGGAAATTGAAAATATAAATTCTGTATAACTAGTATAAATAATTGAATAAATAAAATATAATGAATTTTAATGAAGCAATAAAACCTATTTTTATTCCATATTTTAATATTTACGATATATTTTATAATGATGATAATCAATTGGTTATTATTATACCATCCGAAAGAGAACCTCCTATAATAAATTATATTTCTTCTGAAAATGAAATATTTTCATTTAATTTATATAATTGTCCACATAATCATACTTATATTTATACTTTGAATATTGAATATAAAGAAAATGTAAAATTAATTATAAATAATAATATTGTTGAAACTAAAGTTAATAAATATCTTGTTTATAAAGATGAAATAATTTTTTCAACAATAGTAAAAGATGAGGATGATTATGTAAAAACATGGATTGATTTTCATTTGAAATTAGGAATACAAAGATTTATAATTTATGATAATAGTAATAAAAATACTTTATCTAATATTTTAAGCAAATATTTACAGAATAATATAGTTTTATTAATAAATTGGCAATATCCATATAGATTACCTGTAAGTGGTATAAGTGGTCAAACAACTCAACAAAACCATTCCATATATGCTTTTAAAAATAGTAAATATATTGGACTTTTCGATGTAGACGAATATTTGAATATACAATGTAAGAAAAATGTTAATGTTTTTTTCGAAGAATTAATTTTGAAAGAAAAAATAGATGTTGAAAAAATTAGTAGTTTCAAAATTTCGAATAAATTTTTTTATAATCCAAATAATTTACCAACAAATGGTTGTAATTTTTTGAGAATATTCGATTGCGATAAAATAACTGAAAATGGACGCGAAAAAAATTTTGTAATACCCAAAAATGTCGAAACATTTTCTGTACATATGGTTACATCTGGAAAACCAATGTACGATGTTTGTTATAAATATGTATTTTTTAATCATTATTATTTTTTGAATAAAAATTATAGAGGTTATAATGTAACTAATTTGAAAGATTATTCTATTTTATTGCATCTACAAGATTAAATAAAATTAACGCATATTATAATGCATCTAATTAGATAATAAATATAATTCTGTTAGCAAAGCAATAATCATTGGCATCTGCCAACTTAAAAACCGGTCCTTATATTCTCTTTTTTTGAATATTATAGCTTGTATAAAAATATATGTGCTACATCCTAAAGCTATTAAAAGTGATATTTTTAAAAGAATATCAACTATTTCTGTCAATGTCAGCATATATACTTTATAATTATTTTTTTGCTTCCATTTTATTCAAATCTATTAATGGCTTCATAGTAAATAAATTGACACTATTTATTGCAGTTATAAACCAAAATAATAACAATAACAACATCGAAAAAACTAAAAATATTGATAATTGAATGAATATTTTTGAACTATTATTTCCACCTTTTTGTTTCATAATATTAAAATATAAAAATATATAAAATTGATAATAATATAAATTAAATTACTGAAAATATTATGCAAAATATGTCGTTTCTAAATTCTTGTGAAAATTCTTATGAAAAATCTCATGAAAATACTTACAAGATAAATATTGAGAACCGCGATTATTCTAAATGGAATTTTATACCAGAATTGAATGATTCTACTGTTGTTCCATTGACACTTCGCTTATTTGACGGCGATATTTTCATATATGAAAATCCGTGTATAATAGTAGAATCACCTGTAAGATCTGCCAAAGAAATCGCCGGTATTCTTCTCCTCGAAAATAATCGGACTTATGGCAGAGCTTCCAGAAATTTGTCATCGACGTCGTCATCGTCAAAAAAATCGCGTCTCTTTTACAAATGCATTCCCGATAATCCGCGTCTACCTGCATTTCTAGTTCCATATGAAATCGCCATCGGATTTTCCAAGAAATTCGTTAATAAATACGTCACATTCAAATTCAAAGAATGGACAATTGAACAAACACATCCTGTAGGCACCTTAGTAGAAACTATCGGCGATGTTACGCATTTACCGGCATATTGTGAATACAGACTTTGCACAAGAGAATTGCGTTATTCAATAACGGCATTCACCCAATTTGTGAAAACTCAAATAAAAGAAAAGAGAACCTGTGTAGAAAATATTATAAATGATCCGAAATTCAATATACGTGATATAAGTGATGACAAAACCCGTATTATAGCAATAGACCCAGAAGGAAGTCGCGATTTCGATGACGCACTTTCTGCACTCGAATTTAATGAAAGATACACTGTTAGCATTCACATCGCAAATGTCTTTGTTTGGCTAGAGTCTCTCAATTTATGGGATTTCATGACCGAATCATGTGCAAGTATTTATTTGCCAGATAAGAGACGTCATATGTTGCCACCCATTTTGAGTAATGATCTCTGTATTTTGAATTCATATGAAGAAAAACGAATTGCGTTTACTATGATTCTTGTTCTTGATAAATACGCTAATATTATTGGCGTCGATTTTCAAAATACTGCAGTAAAAATTGCCAAAAATTATGTATATGAAACCGCCGAATGTTTGCATGACCCTGTTTATAAATTGCTTCATAAATTGGCGAAAATGCAGGATCCGCGCGTTATTGACAGTCATGATGTCGTTGCACATTGGATGATAAAAATGAACGAAATATGTGGCGAAAAATTGGCGAAATGTGGCGCAGGTATTTTTAGAAAAACTTCGTCAATTTCCGAAAAAAATACATATTCTGTTTTGCCGACAGATTTGAAACAAAATACGCGGCAAATGATGCAATCATGGCTCACGCATTCTGCGGCGGAATATGTGACAAAATGCGGCGACGATGAAATAGAACACGCCATAATGAAAACGCAAAATTATGCGCATATAACGAGCCCAATTCGAAGATTAGTCGATATATTGAATCAAATGTGGCTTATTTGGGAATTAGGCATAATTGATAAAGAAGTATGTGGAAAAAAATCACACAAGTTTTTGGAAAGTAATTTAGAGAACCTAGCGAAAATAAATAAAAATATGCGGGCTATTAAAAAGACGCAACAAGAATGCGAGACACTTTACAAAATAAGTGAGAATCCGGAAATACAAGAAAAAGTGCATCTCGGATTTATTATGGATATATCGCGTGATAAAATAATTGCGTATTTAGAAGAATTGAATATAATAATATCTGTTAGCACATCTATGGATAATTTAGAACTATATAGTTATTGCAATTTTCGCGTGTTTGAATTTGAAGATGAATATAAAATAAAGCAAAAATTGAGATGGATTATTTTATAATTATAGTATATAGAATGTCTAATTACAAAGAAGAAAATGAAGGCGGTGGTAATATGTTTAGTGCTTACGATGATGTTTATTTGAAACGTGACTATAAAACTTCAAAAAGTGCTCCTTATCAAGGAATTATTGGTATTTATTATAAATTTTATAAACTTAAAAAATATATTTTAATAAATTATCCATTGAAAGAAAATAGAAAAAAAATAACAGAATTAAAACCAAATGATAAAATAATATTTAAAACTATGGAATATGAGGGTGAACCTCATGGTACATGGACAAAAATTGATCAACCGATAGAAGTTACATTTCTCGAACTAGGAACTGAAGATCGTCAAAATTTTTTTAAATTCAATTATTCAGGAAATGAAATTAAAATTTATCTTAATGGTTATAAAAGTTATTCTTATGAACCTGATACACGATCAACACAAACAGATAAGAACGGAATTAAAAATCAATATAGAGGTTCATTAGATGATTTGTATGTTAATGTTGTACCATCTGAACCAACATCAGCAGCAGAATCACCATCTGAAACATCAACAGAAACTTTAACAGATCCTTCATCAACTGCAGGAGGAAGAAGAAGAAAATACAAAAAATCACAAAAAAAATCAAAAAAAATGAAAGCAGGAAAAAAATCACAAAAAAAATCAAAAAAATTTACAAAAAAAATAAATAAATATAGAAAATAAATAAACCATATATTATAATTTCATTTAACTATTATCCATAAAATGTAACCGAACTATAAAGCAAATTAATATAATTCTGTTAGCATATTCATTATATTTTTCATATATAATTTTATTATATATAAAACGGACCAGTTAAGAATTTACACCTTTTAACCTTTCAATCGCCATTTTAATTCAAGGGTTTATTGATCTGGATTTTGGAACTGGATCAAATATCATTGGACTCCCATCAGAAAATATATGAAAATCACCTATTTTATTTTGAGGTAAATATGTAGCATTATTTAGATCTCTTATTTCAGTATTATTACTAATAATATCAAATAAGGCTCTATGTGCATCTGTAACATTGTTTACATGTAATGGTAAACCAGATGTTGTATTTGGTTCAGTGCCAAATCTTTTTTCAACTGATATTCCAACACCATATTGTACTGAATTAATAAAATCATAAATTGGTTTTACATATATATTAGTGTCGTCAAATAATGCCATATATCTTTTTATTTCAGTTATCAATCTCAAATCATGACTTTGATTTGGCATTGAACTACTAATAAAATATGAATCCTCGTCTAATTGAGGATTTAACCATGCTAATCCATAATCATCACCGCAAACAGTATAACCACTATTACAATCTCGTTCTTTACATAATTTATTATATATATCTATTGAATTTTCTTTACCAGGTTCATCATATTTATAGTATGAACGCCCATAATCAATTAATTTAACTATATATTCAGATTTAAAATTAATAATTCCGTGATCAAAATGATAATTATATTCTATATGTTTACCATTTATTGGTTTATATAATAAAATATTATCCATATGTAAGTCATAATGCGTAAATTTATCTGCCAATATTGATAAAGGCATGTAAACTTGATATAATATATACAATAATTTCGATTCAATAAAATTGTCAATATTTACTGATAATTGAGGTTTTATAAAATTGTCATCTAAACTTGTAACATTTTTTAAATGTTCTATCAATATTGCAGAAGATTTTGACTGTTGGCACATTTTCGAATAATTATATGAATTTGGTTCAATAATTAATGAACTTCTTAAAGTATCATGAGACATAACAGGAGAATTTTTTGCAGTATTCCAAGATGCTAAATCTCTATAATAATAAAGTCCATATGTATCTATGAAACATGGAAATTTTTTTGATTGTTCGTTTATAAATAGTCCAACAATATATTCATATGCTAAATTATCGGAATCTACTCTTACAGAAGATTTTAATACTGCGTAAGAAATATAACCATTATTTTCATATTTAATTTCTTTTATAAAACCGTTTGCAGAATTTGCGCCAATTTTTCTGATAGGCGATGTAACATGATCAAAATTTGTAAAACCATCAAATAATTGCAAAATTCTTTTGCGTTCTGTTCCAAATGCCATACAAACATTTGAATCTGAACAAATTACTCTTAAATAATTGGCTTTTAATTTTTTGCGAAAAGATTGTTTATTTATATTTTTTTTGAAAAATTTTGATATTTTTCTTGTTGATATTTTTTTTTTAATTTTTTTTAATTTTGCAGACATTCTGCTTTTATTTGAATTAGAAGAATTAGATAAAGAAGAATTTACAGATGAATCTGACATTTTCTATTATATTATACAAATATATTATATAATCTCCTATTAATATAGGAAATGATAGAAGAAAAAAGACAACCTTACAGAAAACCAGGAAAAGAAAAAAAATATAAAACATCATTTTTTTTGTTTTTTTATTCCGTCCTATAATTTCATTTCCATTAAAACGTAAAAAGCATCTTTTTCGTATTTCTCGAACTGTAAAATCCGTTTGTGCTCCAAAATAGTTTCTTTGCACCAATCAAATCCATAAGATTCATAAAATGTCACCGAACTGTAAAGAGAACTCAATACAATTCTGTTAGCATACTGATTATATTTTGTCTTGATATAATCAATAAAATCGTCCAACATTCCTTTCGCATAACCCATGTTCATAAATTTCTTTTTTGTGCAAATGAAGAATATGTAAATAATGTTCTCTTTTTTTTCAGCGTTAAATACTGTAGTGTAAATCATCATAGACGGGCAATTCAGCATGTCAAAATTGGAACCCATGGACCTGAACACAACTTTGTTCCTTAAATCGCTCAATAAATTGCGGCTGTAAGTTGGCGAAATATCTCTGTAAGAATACTTTCCGAGCAATTCTGAAAGGTTATCGTAATAGCTTTGCATTTTTTCACATAATTCTTCGTCCGTGCTTTCGTCAACCATCTGGTTGATAATATCCTGTGAGTAAAAGTTCATGTCGTTTCGTTGTGAGTGCGCTAATTTTGTGCTTCCGAAAAATGAAGAAAAAAATTATTCAATTTTTTTGTTATACAGAAGCAGAAGATGATTTTTTACGCATGGATGCACGAATAGATGCACGTTTTGTTCTACGTAATTCTCGTTTAAAAGATTTTTTGACTCTCATTTTTTCAGAAAATTCTTTCAATAAACCAATAGTTATATAATTTTCTGAAAATGCTTGATATTTAGAAAAATAATTCAATAATAATGTAGGAAAAGCACGAACTTCAATAAATATTATTTTATCATGAATATCCATCTTTGTTGAAAAAGAATCTATTTTATTATTTTCTAACCAATCAGTTCTTCCATCAAAATCACCAAATTCACTTACATCTTCAATTGAATCATCTAACTTTGGATTTTCCATATATTCAAAATAAGATATAAAAGAATATCTAGGGTCACCGTATTTTTTATTAGATATTTCTAAACGGTTTGTAAGTTTAAATGCATTTTTTCTTATATTTTCTTTTGATGCAAAATCTCTTGATAAAACTTCTTCATTGACTATTAATTTTTTCACTATATCAATTACAATTTCTTCATTTACTTCAATACCATTTTCATAATACAAATTCATTAAACATTCTTTTAATTCTTTATATAAAGTATAATTACCATGTCTTATATTCATGGATAATTTATCTTTCAAATATGTTCTAGATTCATCAATCAAAAAATCATTCAAATAAATATGAATTTTAAACAAAATTAATGAAATCAATGTTTTTATTTCTATTATATTTTCATTATTTTCAGATTCTATTTTATATTTAGGTTCCACTTCATTAAATCTTTCAATTAAATTTTCTACACATTTTTCTACACTCAATAATATATTTAATTTGTCATTTCTTTCTGGTATATTCACTAATAATTCTTTAATTATTGGATGTATGTCTTTTAAATATGCAGTAAAAGTCATTTGAATAACAACTACACTTTCATCTATTGTTTTTTCTATTGGCGAATGTTGTAAATAATATAAATTTGTATTAGGTTTATTATATAAAATACAATTTGATTTCAAAGATGAATTATCTTTGTTATCTATTATAAAACAACGATGATTAGGTAAGGTTGTTAAATCGCTTAAATGTTTAAGCAATAAATTTATACATTTTAAAAATGAATTTAAAATAATATTTTTACTTTTTTCAATCTTGTAAAATGTAGCTATCCATTCAACATCTGAAAATGTATAACAATTTTGATCAGTTGTAAATAAAAAATTAATAGGATAAAAAATAACTTCTTCTGTTACTTTATCATCAATTTCTATACTAAATAATTCATTTCTTTCTTCATTTGAATATTGAGTTCCTTTTTTATCGGCATCACATTTTTGTGATATTCTTTTTATAATTGCACGACTTGGTATATCACTTGTTATTAAAAAACTAGAATCTTCTCCAACATCTTCCTCATTATATTCTTGTACTCTTACTTCTAACATATCTTCTTCACCAGCTTCTTCTGGATTATGAATTGCACCTATTAATTTTGCATTTGTATCAGTATTCAACATTACACCATCTATTAATGAAAATTTTATTAAACTAGTTGTTTCTAATTCATAACCTATACTTAATATATTTGCAAAAATATTGTTTTTTGTTATTTCACCGCCCTTATTTTTGTGGGTTCTCTTATTTTTCATTATATATAAAATATATATTTATATAAAAATTTTATTCTCGTAATACAGGATAACTTCCTTCTAATAATACGCCACATTGCCCCCTTCCATCATTGTACTTGTAACCACGACCCAATCGAATATATCCGCCTTCACCCCATGATTCTCCCCACGAATTTTTCACACGATAATAATCATTTCTATCATCGTCAGTCCCATAGCCAACCAACAATACACCATGATCCAAATTCACGCCGCAATCACCTTTGAAAACCCCCGATTTATATAACTGAAATTCGCGCTGATCTGCTTCAATTGCCACCGAAATTGGCTGAAAATTGAGCGCCAATATCATTGATTCATCATCCGTATCAACATCCATATAATTTATAATTTCAGTTCCATCCACTTCTCCGCACCACGAATCGCATTTTTCATAACTTTTGCCAACATAAGGATATTCGTCTTCTGTACAAATCCCGCCATTTTTCGAAATCCATCCAAATGCAGAATCCATTAATCCGCCATTGCATCCGTGATTTGAACCGCCATTTCGTAAATTGTCGCAATCAATTAATTGCTGTTCCGAAAAATCCACTAATTTTCCATATTTTATACTGTAAGCACCTTCTAAAGCACCTATTGCGGAAAACGCCCAACAACTGCCACATTGCCCTTGATCTTTAACTGCTGTTACAGCGCCGTCTTTTACCCAATCAACCGCAACTGGTAAAATTTCTGGTAAAAAAGTTTGCGATTCATTGAATTCTAAATATTTCGGATTTTTCGGAACACGATTAAATAGTTTTTTGTTTTGCATAATATATTGTTGAAAATCGCGTTCGTCCATTCCAGAGAATTGATTATGTCCCAATGTGTAAGTAAGATTTCGCGCATTAATAATGGAAATGAATCGGTCATTTGTTGTCCATTTATTGAAAATAGAGAACATGTGTTCTTCGGATTCAAACATAATTTTGAATTTATTTACCCAAGATTCAAATCTTTCGATAAAAGGCACTGATGCAAAAGCCGACGCGAACATAATCGGAAAAAAAAATGAATAGGTTCTCATTTTTATATATTACAATATTAATTTTATGTCATTATCATCAAATTACATCGTCCAAAAGAAAATGATATTTTGTCTCATTTTCTTTTGAACTAGTCGCCTACAAAAAAAATTTATGACGCTAAAAGCGTCCCAATTTTATTTTTATTCGGTGTAATTACAATTATCTGCTAGTATCGCTACATTGACGCATTACACGCTCTTGCGTACTTGATGTGCATGTGCGATTTAAAGATGTGCGCGAAATTTCATAATTCTCTTGATCTTCTTCGTCGTCGTCGTAATTTTCCACTTGCGTTATATTATAAGAACCACCACGCCCCTGCGCATTTCGCCTCGCAGTAGTATAAAGCAACGACTTATCAGAATGAATCGTCTTCTCACTAATATACAAATCGTCGCATAATTGCTTCATGTAATCAATATCCGATTGATCGCTATATTCTTTCGCATATTCTTCCAATTCCTTTCTGAAATTACGCATCAATATTTGATGTTCATTTTTATTATCATAAGTCGCGTAGATATTTCTCGACATTTTCGCAGCATCCGCCAATAATTCCAATGTTCTCTGTCTGTACATGTATTTTCTCAAATCTACTTCAACTTCTGTGTCGTCTTCATCATTCAGTAGACCCGGCATACGAGTCTCCGACCACATACTAATATTTCCTGTTAGCACATCCTCTGCACTATATTCGATTTCGAAAGTATCTGGTGTCGAGCTTCTTACATGGTATTGCTTATTTGCTTCGCCACATAAATATGGCACAGTTAATTTGGTAGTCCATTCATCCTTCTCAAAATCGTAAATCTCGCCATTAGTAGTTGTAATTATTACGTTCTTTAATGCGGTGTATAGGATTGAATGAATAATTTCACCGAATACAAGACCTGCGTTCTCAATCTTGTCAACATAATAATAAGCGCCAGATGAATTGGCTGATGCCAGATTTTGTAGAAGGCGGAAATCGTGGTCTTGACCGAAACCGATGAAATAATTGCGCGAATCTTTTGGAACAGCAGCCTTCAATAATTCGATGTCTTTTGATCCGATGGTAATATTACCATCGGTCATGAATAATAAATTCTTTGATCCGACTGTCTTTGATTTTGCAAGTTTTTGTTGGGCATCTTTTAATGCAATCTCAATATTAGTTAAATTACGAGGTCTTAGAATCGACTTTATTTTCTTGGTAATTTTATCTACTTGATCGGGGTCATTTTCAATCTTTGTGGCAGGAATTACATCTTCAATTTTATCATCGAAACCAGTAATTTCGAGAGTTATGTTAGCAGAATCCGCGCTTTTACTGAATAAATTGACAATATTTTCAAGAGTTAAATGAAGATGTTGCATCTTTGTTCTTGCGTCGTTGCATTGGTCAGACATAGACCCTGACATATCATTTTCACTTTGGACAAATTGAGACTCCGATGTCATTTGTGTAGGTGCAATTTCGAGGAAGAATACTCCGAAAATTTTGTCTTGTGTTAATAATTTATATCCGTCGGTCTTTGTATGGAATTCAACGATTGATTTTGCGATGATATCAGACATTTTGTTTAAGTTACTTTTGTGTTTGAGGTTTACTATTGAAAAAAAATAATATTTTTTTGTCAATTTTTTATTTATACTTATTTTATTTTTTATACATATTTTTACATTCTAAACACTGAGTGCAAGGGTCGGCGTATTTGAATGTAATTAGGTAACTGTTACTTTTTACTTATAAATTGCATTTTATATACAGTAATTCTGCCGAAGGCATAATTATTATATATAAATCGGCGTTTGAAAGTTTGAAAGGTGTAAAAGATAATGAGATACAAAAGTTTCTTTTTTATTTATATTTACTTGCATTAATTTTTTATAATATATTTTATGATTGGGTATAATTTAACTATACTACTCTATAAACAAGAGTAATAGATCCATTTCCACCTGTTCCCATTTTTGCGTAAGAACCAATGCCATTTTGTCCTCCTCCTCCTCCTCCTCCTCCAGTACCATCAATACCATCACCTCCATTTCCTCCTGCTGTAGAAGAAGCGTTATTACCATTAGCACTATTATCTGGTTTACAACCATATAATGACGTAGAATATGATGAATAATAACCACCGTATTCTCTAGTCATTGCTCTTGCGCCGTTGTTACCATTACCACCACCACCGCCACCAGCACCACCACCAGCAGGAAAAGTTTGTTTAGTCCAGCTGTCATACTTACCATCTGCACCATTTCCACCATCAGCACCATAATATAATCCTGTGAAATAATTTTTAGTTCCATCTTGATTATTAGTACCAGAAACGAGAGTAGTAGAATGTTTAGCTTCTATTTTAAGTTTTACATCTGTACTAGTTGTTGAGAAACTATTAGCACCTTTTGTAAAGGTTATATTATCAGTTGAATCTATTATAGTTTTATTTGATGAAATATTAATATCAGCTGAACTAGTAATAGTGGTATTTGATGCAATATAATCTCCACCATTTCCACCTTGTTTATTTGATGCGAGAGATCCATATCCATTTCCAACAGCAAATAAATCATAAATAAAAATATTAAAATTAGATTTTGGAACTATTTTTATTGAAGTTATTGTTGTATTAAAATTAAATTGTAAAACATTAAAATCTATATTATTTACAGTTATAGTATTATAATAAATATTATTTAATGATAAATCTGATATAGTACTATTTATTTGAGTAGTTGTATTATTTTTATAAAATGTAAAAGTGGTTGAAGGATCTGGCGTTGGATCTCTATTATTATATAGATATTCATATATTGTACCAATTTGTGATGAATTTGGTAATGTTGGTATACTAAATAAATAATTAATATAATCATTTGATGGTGGATTTCTATTATTTAAATTCATATTTACAAAAAGAAAATATAATTGGTAATATTTTATTTGAGTAGGTGAAAGTGTTTGATTAGATGGAATCGTTTCTTTGGTTTTAATAAAATCTGGTAATCTAGTTCCAGTATATTCAACACTATTAAAAAAATTAGTGGATAATGATGAAATAGTTCCACCACCACCATTCATATAATTATTATTAGCATCGATTGGAGCGGTGGGTTCAGGAGCTCTTCCTAAAATATTATAATACATATCAACTGCTTTATTACCAGTGTTATATGGTCTTATAGTAATTACTGGTGTAGTACCAGGCATTGTAGTGTAAGCAGATTTTGTTGTTGTATAAGGTGTTGTTCCTGGCACAGTAGTTCTCGGCATCGTTATTCTCGGCATGGTTGTTTCAGGCACAGTAGTTCTCGGCATCGTTGTTTCAGGCACAGTAGTTCTCGGCATCGTTGTTTCAGGTACAGTAGTTCTCGGCATCGTTGTTTCAGGTACAGTAGTTCTCGGCATCGTTGTTTCAGGCATCGTTGTTTCAGGCATCGTTGTTCCAGGCATTGTAGTTTCGGGCATTGTAGTTCCAGGCATTGTAGTTTCAGGCATTGTAGTTCCAGGCATTGTAGTTCCAGGCATTGTAGTTCCAGGCATTGTAGTTTCAGGCATTGTAGTTCCAGGCATTGTAGTTCCAGGCATTGTAGTTCCAGGCATTGTAGTTCCAGGCATTGTAGTTTCAGGCATTGTAGTTCCAGGCATTGTAGTTCCAGGCATTGTAGTTCCAGGCATTGTAGTTCCAGGCAT